CCAAGAGAACCAGTTAAGGTTGTTCCTGTTGGTAATGCGTTTGTACCGCCGTCGGCACCTGTTGCAGTTGATAGTGCGATGTAACCATCGGCACCAATATGAACGACTTGACCGTTGAAAAGGTTTGTTGCCTCTCCAGCGGGGTCGATCAGGTACTGGGACGTAGCCCCAGCGTAGGCCATTCCGTCGGCACGTTTTACCGGCTTTAGGCCGTAGGGAGCAGCTGTAGTAGCCATAATGCTCTTCCTCCAGAGTTATTTACTTTAAAAGTAAAGAGCCTCATGCCCCTTACCCTGTAGTCACCGCGAACTACGCTCAGGTTTAAGCATAGGCATTCGCGGGTCAGACTCACGCATGTAGTTTCTATCGACAGCTTCGGCCTGATTGTGTGCAGACTCTAGCTGACCATGAATACGGTCGTCTCTTAGTTCGGTCGGGATAGCGCAAAGCAATAGCCCACCAACTTCGATATTGTCTTTAAAACGAGAATCAATATCTGACATGATGTGTAGCTCGGGATAATCTTCTGCCTTTACAGGCACATAGCCATCACGAAACCTCCCAGAAACATTTGTCATATCTGCATTACCCAATGTAGATGTGCGAATCCAGCGGAACGAAAGTCCGTTACGTGGTTCGGGGGTAGGCAGCATTGACGAGCGCTTCCAAGGTTTACGACGTTCCCCCGCTTCGCGGGTATCGGTTGTACGTGGTTTTCTGTCAGCCATTTTGCTTATCCTTTAGCACTTGCGCCGCGTATTGTTTATTAGTTAATCCGAGACGCTTGGCGATTGCAGCCTCAGAGGAGGAGATGACAACTGTATTGCGTGATGTGGCGGTACTTCTACCGCCCGGGGCCACCACGGAGCCAGCTTTACGTTGTGGTTGTCTAACCTCCGGTTCCACGTCCGAAAAGCGATCTGGATACCGAGACCGCATGGCCTCGTTTATCTTACTGTAATACATGTCGGACGTAGAATCAACGCCAGACTCTAATAGTTCTTCATGTATGAGCATAGCATACCTTGTCATGCCCTTGTCTTTTTGGAACCAATCGTTACCCGCTACCCATTCCTGCGCCTTACGATCAGGTGTGGGAACACGAGGGGCGGGAGCTGGAGCCCTAGACTGATCCTGTACAGCCCTCTGTGCTGGTTTCCAGTTTTCTACACGATCGGACTCAAGCTGCAGCTTAGACAACGACATTTGCGCTTCTAGCACCGCATCCGTGTCCCCAGCCTCATAAGCTTCTTTATAAGCTCGTTTAGCGCTTTCAAGTTCTGATGCTACTCGTGCCTTGGCTTCGTTAACCAATACACCTTCACCTTCAGAAAGATTTTTACGGAGACGTTCAGCTTCGTTCTTCTGCGATTCTGCGTACTGAACTGCAGCTTCGCGTTCACGTTCAGCTTCTTCCTTACGACGACGTTCTTCGTGATACTCGAATTTTAGCTTCTTGATACGCTTCTGTACCGAGTCGCTGTGTTTCTCAAGCTCTTCGTCTTCTGGGATGTCGGCCTCAGCATCAGCTGCTCTGCGTGGACGCCCTTTATCCTCTTCAGGAGTATCGTCGGCGACTTCAACCTCGAAATCATCCTCGCCTTCAACATTTACTTCTAATGCTCCAGCTTCAACTACTTCGTCTTCAACGACTTTTTCTACTTCACTCATGCTCTACTATACCCCCGTGGGTCTTCGACTACCGCTTCAACAGTATCATCGTTGATAATGCGGAACTCTTTGTTATGTAATTTAAAACGTGTACCTGAATACGAACGGAAGATGATAAAGTCACCCTTCTCGCACCAAGGTCCATTAGGAAACCGCTCTTTGTCCGTGTAGGCTTCTGCGCCTATACTTATGACATACCCAATAATGGTAGCGGTTTCTTCCATTTTGGTTAAAGAATCGGGCATATAGACACCGCCATCTGTCTTGCCTTCAAGTTCTGGTATTGCGATGAGCAGCTTATAACCTTTTGGTTCAGGTAATTTTGCTAATGTCTGCTCGTCATCCACTTTGTCGGTAGCGTACATTCTAGTCTCCTGCAGTGATTAAAGGCTCACAGCGCCCTTTGCGTGGGTTGTCCACGTTATGTCGTATATCTACACGTATGATGTCTAATCTTCAATATACCTTTGTTCAATATCTTTTACATCGTTACGTATAATAGTTAGCGCTTCATACTTGCCTACTAGCTTCCAATAAGTCTCTTGGTCTTTAGCGCCACCTTCTGCTAGGTGTTCGGCGATAGATGTGCGGCTATCGTCTAGCCGTGTAAGCATGGTGTGAAAAACACTATCAGCCATCTAAGTTCACTTTCTCCGCGATATCCAAGGCTAGACGCGCCGCGGACTCTTTCTGGTCTGTTTCGAGTTCGGCAACCTTAACCCCTATACGCGCCGCCTCTTTCTCTTCCTCAGAGTCAATGCGTGCTTGCTGCAGTCGGGCATTTTCTTGTTTAGCCAAAGCGTCAATGTTTACCTTCAGCTTGTCCATCTCAATCTTGTGCTTCAGCTCGGTCTCTTTAATCATTAACTCGCGTTGCTGTATTTGAGTAAGTGGGTCGGCTTGCTGTGCAGCTGCTTGTTCTGCGGCTACTTCGGCTTGGTCTTTGTTAAACAACTTGTCTGCTGCTTGTGCGGCCAGACGTGAGACCTGAAGTTCTACATCTTCTGGCAATGGTGCCTCTGGGTCTGGAAGTTCTACACCCAACTGTTTCTGTATCTCTACACGATACTGCAGGGCTACGTGCTCCGTAATGTGAGACATCATGGCAGATTGAATTGCACTAGCGAACGGCGACTGCCCCACAATTTGCGAAATCTTAGGGTCTTGCATAGCCAGCATATGCGTCTGAATGTGAGCTTCGTGGTCTTGATACGCAAAAGGTTTGACCGGCTCTTGTTTGAGTATAGCCATGTTCTCTGTTACTGGATCAGCAGGTTTAACGTCCTCCGGCAATTTGATAATGTCCTCAGAGTCTTTAATACCTAGAACCTCTAACATTTGGCGGTGTAGCTTACCCATATCGTACATTTGAGGGGCTTGTTGAGCTAGCTGGAGGGCTGCTTGGTACTGCATTATGCGCTGTGCCATCGTAGCTGCGTTAGGGTCAGATACTGGAATAACATCCACCCGACCATCAAAATCAGATATACGATCTGAGGGTTCATCCATTTCGTACGCATATTCCGCGGGCATGTAGTCATGCACGATACTAGCTAAGATACGGAGCTCTTGCTTCATAGCCGCGTGTAAACGAGCCTGAATACCCGACATAACCTGCATAGAACGCTCCATGAGCGCCAGAGTCGTCCCTACAGGGGCCTGAGCGTTGATGTCACCTATTTGGATGTCACCTACAGCTCCAATACGTCTCCCCTCGTCTACGACGTTCCCTAGAAGGCTGTAGAGCACGCTCGACGGCTCTTTGTACGGTAGGGGTACAATGTTCTCTTTAATCGCCCCAGCGGGCACATCTACGTCCCTAAACTCACCCGGCATGATGGGGGTGTTGTCCCCGGTAATCCGCATACCACGAGCTTTAAAGCCAGCTGGGAGGTTGGACAGCGTGCCAGCGTCAATTAGCTGGCGCATGATGGATGTGGCAGACTTAGTAAGGCCCCCAAGCGTATGTATGAGCCCTGTGCCGTAGAAGCCCATACCGGGCAGGTACGGGTAGTGTACGACGTGCATACGCTTTTCGCGTTTCCTATCGCTTTCATACCAATTTCGGCGGATAGCTAAAACTATGCTAGACGATTTATCAACTGTCACTACATACGGCAACGCAACGCCGTCTACATCATCAAAAGGCTCAGGTAAGTCTAAATCTACGTGCATTTCTAAGATAGTGTGCCGCGGATCGTCGGAAAAAGTAGGTTCCGAACCTTCTAGTTCGTTATATTTTTCTTCAATATCAGTGACGTCTCTGGTCGCCGCAGGTAGTTCAACGTCCCGATAAAACCCATTTACCTGTAGCTTGAGTACTTCTTCAGGTGTCTTCTTCATAACGTGTGTGAACCGGGGTGCGGTTCGCAAATTAGACGCGCCGTAAGAAACTACGAGGTCTTCTGCGGGCACAAACTGGGATACAGGGCGTTCTGTAATAGGGTCAAAGTATATTTTCTTAAACGCAGAGCCCGCCATTGGCAGTTTAAACAGCATTTGCTCCATCTCATCCCGGTAATCTGGCATCTTCTCAGTGATGAGGTAGTTAAGTTCAGTCTCGACACGTTGTGCCTGCTCAAACTTCTCAGTTGTTAGTTTCCCTACAATCTTACTACGTACTGGCCCTGATGCAGGGAGAAGCTCCCCCATTGCCTGTGCTTGGAATTTAACCACAGCTTCAGTCATCATAGGGTGATACACCCCAGAAGCGCCATTCCACGGTTCTGTGCGCTCTTCCACTTTCATACCGAGGAGGTCCATACCCTTAATATAGGCACTAGCCCATTCACTACGGGACTCTCTATCGGATGCAAAGTGGTCGATTAGCTCGTCTGCTATAGCCTCAAGTTCGGCGTCTTTAATGTATTCGGCAAGGTTGGCATCATGTGGAGCATTCTCGTCCATTTCAGGATCATCACCAAACTCAACAACAATCGACCCATCTTCCATTTCGACTTCAATAGCCTCGGGGTCTTCCACTATAACCGTTAAACTAGGAGCTAGTTCGTCCGCAGTTGCGTCGAGGATGTCACTAGGTTCCATTGGTTTTTCAACTGCCATGTTTTTGCCTCACTCTGTGCGTTTAGCGGCACTATAGCAGATATAGTACCTAAATAGAAAGGTATCTTCGTAGGGTGGGGACACAGCGAACGAGGGAGAGCCGATGCGAAGTGTCCCCACGGACGCTACCAACGTCCTGTAAACAGCCATACTACACATGTACATGTATGTCATCCCTGTCAATAATACGCCGCCTTGCGGTGTAGATACGAGTCATCGTCCTCCATGTCTGTCGGAAGGCGGATGAACCCACCTTGGCGGAACCTTAGTAGAGCCATAACCGTGCTATCGACCAAATCATCGTTCGACATGAACGGAAACCCAGCCACTTCTTCTACGAGCTCATCTGCCCAGCGTGTCGCCGGTACCCAAACCATACCCGAGGATATGATATCCGATACAGAGTTGAGCCTCGCCAACTTATCACCAGTCCCCCGGTGGGGGGTGTACTCGGTGACGGGTAGCCCCATACGCCTCATCTCTTGATAAAGTGCGACCCCAGAGCTCTTCTTCTCCACGATAAACGCATCGGGCTCCCAGTATTTATACTGTTCCATAGCCAAATCCTTTAGCTCAGGAAATTCCAGCCGTTCTTTTATACTGTCGAGCAAAATAATGTTATGTGAGCTTGATTCTTCGTGGAAAAACACCCCCCAAGTGGTCAGCGCGGTGTAATCGGCCCTGTTATGCTTCTCCGCAGCGGCGTCTAGGGACATAATCACGTACTCAACGCTTGGCATAGCGTCATTTTCCCATATATTCCACCATTCACGCTTGACAATCGAGGCTTCCTCGGCTGTAGGCTGCTGTTGGTACTGAGAGTTCCACTGGAACGCAGGCATCGAAGCCTTGGTTCGTTCTAACGCGGGGAGGTCAAAGAACTCCGGCCATAGCGGTTTCTGTATCGGCTTACCATCTTTGTCCTCAGAGTCTAAAATAGCCGGAAACTCAACGATTTCGTACTGATCGGCCATCTCGTTCTTGACCATATCGTTAGTTACACGCCCTGTTAGGTCGTCCATATGCCATCTAGTCTGCACGATAGCTACACGCCCGCCGGGCATTAACCTTGTTCGAGCACCGAAGGTAAACCATTCGTAAGCCTTTTCGAAGACAGAAAAGTTCCCGTTGATAACATCTTGTTCAGAATGTGGGTCGTCAACCAGCAGCAGGTCAGCACCACGGCCCGCCAAAGCAGAGCCAATACCGCACGCGAAGTACTCTCCCCCAAAGTTTGTGTTCCATCTCCCTGCTGATTTACTGTCCACCGCTAGAGAAACATCCGGGAATATAGCCTTATAGTCTTCTACGGCGATGAGGTTGCGGACTTTACGCCCAAAATCCACCGCCAAGTCTGTAGTGTGGGACACCATCATTACTTTTTTATCGGGGTTACGCCCCAAAAACCAAGCTGGGTAGAATATCGACACGAGCTGCGACTTGCCATGCCGTGGGGGTATGTTTACACACACCCGGTCCTTACCGTCCTCAGCTGTGGGCCCGCGCTCAATGTCCATTAGCATGTTTGCGAGTATGCGGTGGTGCCTTCCGACCTTGTAATCTGGCTGCATCCGCTTGCAAAACTCTATCAGATCGTCATGCGCCGCCTTATTTGTCTGCCGTGAGGACAACTCCCCCACGATTGAGTCTATTTCGACAAGCTCTTCAGCACTAAACGAGTCCAGATTGTCTAGTATATGCTGGATATCCTCCGGCGAGAAATCCATATCTTTAGCTAAACTAGCTAAATTGTCAGACATCGAGCCCAAGCTCCTTATCTACGTCGATAACATCCCCATTAATTGTAACCGCGTCCTCAATCTCTTCAGGATTCACCAGTCGAGACAGCTTTTCGCGCAGTTTATCCTTCAGGTCGTCCGATGTCTGGTGCGTTATAGTCACTTCAGACTTCTCAGCGAACAACCCAACGTCTGAGACCTTGCCCAACAGCTCCAACGCACGTATGCGTATGCGCGGATCAGGGTTTTCAGTCTCTTCTATCAGTTTATTTGTAACTAAGTGGCGTACCTGTGTAGCACTTTTAACCACGGAGTGCCCAAAATCCTTCAAGATTCTGTCTGTCAGCAGTAAAGTCGCGGGTGTCAGCTGGGCCACCCGTTTCGGCGTTGCAACTTTGGACGTTTTGTGGGGGTTTTCGGCATAAGATACAGCTAGAGAAGCCGCAGTATCCTTATCTTCGCTGGTTGCTTCTACCTTTAACCCGTTAGCATGCAGGTATTCTACCGTCTTTGCAGCTGCAGACGTTTTGGTTGCAAGATCTTTCATGTCCGGAGCTTTGCGGGTCGGTACTCCGCGCTCAGGTTCGATATGTATAGTCATCTTTAGCCCTCGTTTCTGGGACTGTACAAAATTTTTTACCGTATTTCAATCCAGCTTAACAGCATGTGTTTCTATATATGAGGGGGTGGGGTTACTTAGCGCGCCGAAATCGTTGGGTGGGGGGCTATGTTTTGATGCCCGTGACTAGGTTTTGATGCCCGTGACTAGGTTTTGTGGGGTGAGGATCGTTTTTGAGGAAACGTAAAATATTTGTGTAGAATAGTATTATACAGTTGCGCGCGCACGAGGGTAGCCTAGGGGGTGGGGGGTGGGTGGGGTCTCGTAGTTTAAAACTACAAGCGCGATACTGTGACACGACACATGAAAAGATGTATACTGGTTACATCAAACGGACACTTAAGTTGGTTTGAAATGTTCTAGAAAGGAACAACACATGACTACTAAAACTAACCAAAAAATCAATAAATCAAATGTCGTTATAGGTAATGATTTTATAAAGCTACTGAAAGCGGATGGCGACGCGCAAACCAAAGGTTTGGTTGCGCGTGGCGCGCTTATTACCAAGGCCATGGACGATGGTATTGATTTTACAAGTAATACAATGTCCAAAGAGCAAATGCAGGAGGTTAAAAACCTTATTAGTTTGCGCTATCCAGAGAATGCCCAAGCAATATTAAAGATGGGCGCGGTAAAAGCAAATGGTGAAATAGCCGCGGATCACGATGGGAGTAGGTTCAATTCTCAAGGCCGCCCAAAAGATTGGGCGTTTTGGAATAACAAAACAAAACGCACTTTTAAAGATTTGGCCGATGCAGTTGTAAAACGCCAAATGAGAGAGGCCAGAATTAAAGCAGGTGGCAATGGCACCCGCGGCATAGTTGAACGTTTCTCTATTGAGTGCAACAAACTTTTCAACGCGGTTTTGAAGGCCGACGTTGACACATTGCCAGATGATTTTGACGCCTTAGTAGTAATTGAAGGTTTTAAGACTGTAGCAAAAGGCGCTAAATTTCACTTAGTAAAGAAAGCTAAAAAATAAGACTTAACTTGGACACGCCCTGAGCCGAAAGGTTCAGGGCTTTTTTTTGTGCCTAAATTTTCGGTAGTGACTCACTACCGTTTGACGCCAGTTCTCCGAGCAGCTCTGCGACACGGTGCTTTCGGCTTTGTTGCGACACTTGCCAATATGTGTAGTTACAAACTACACTGTGGAAGCCAGTTCTCCGAGCAGCGCTGCGCGTCAGACTTTGGGACACACCCACCTATACTCACCACGTAGGCTTACCGCGTGTGTACATCTTCTCGTATGTTTATATAATGAATGGCGTACGCTAAAGCTGTAGTGACTCACTACCACATCTATACCAGTTCTCCGAGCAGCTCTGCGCGTCAGACTTACTGCGTATGTACATCTTTCTACAAAGTACACAACTGGCTCAACGGGGGCACGTACATAAGCATGTGAGAAGATGTAGTGAGTCACTACTGAACCGAAGGGCACAACAGGTACAACAGGGACACGTACGTATATACCAGTTCTCTAGACAGCTCTGCGAGACAACATGTACGCATATGCCTTGTTTTTATAATGTTCCATTGTAATGTTCCTAATGTTCCACAAGAAGTTCCATAATAGGCAAAAATAAGTTATTGTTTTTATTATAATGTTCCTAATGTTCCTAATGTTCCATATAAAAAAATATAGGTCTACGTACGCGACCCCCTCTGTAATGCGATACCCACCCCGCTTACAATTAGCCTGACCCCCAAAAATAAGTGGAACATTTGGAACATTGGAACATCCCAATGATTTCAAGCACTTACAAACACCCCAAATGGAACATTACAAACCACAAACAGAACATTGCATAATTATCAATAACTTAGCACGGAACATTACCTT